GAAAATATTTCAGCAACTTCTGAACCACCAAAACAGTTTTCCTGATAAACAACATATACTTTCATTTTTTGTCAATTTTATTGTGATACTTTTCGCTGTTATTTAAAAACACGTCAATGAACCAGTGTGTTAATTCGTGCAACAGTATTAATATCGTTTTTCCCCACCCTAATTTATTTCGTATCCAAATTGTTTTTGTGTATGGATGATATGCAGCAATATCACTACTTATAATCCACTGTGGTATTTCATCAACAAATTTAACTTTAGGAAATAACTGGCGGTAACACCGCATAAAACCAATAAAGGCTTTAGTGGGTAATTTCAGCATCGTAGCCCGTTCAAACCGTGTTGTATTTTGATAGTTCATTTCTCGCATTCCTTTACTGGTCTTATGCAAACCGTTATCCCCCACTCCGCAGGAGCTAACCATCTGTGTTTTTGATTGCGGCTTCAAAGTCTTCAACGGTTATCGGGTCGGATAAACCAAGTGCGGAAAAAGCACCCTCCAGTGCTGATAATCCTCCGGTGTACATAACGCCTTTTCCGTTCTTTGTGCCCTCGTAAGCAAACTGCCAGACCATGTCTATCAACGCCTCCCTCAGTTCATCCCGCTGCCGAAGTAGCTCAGAGGCATACTTCCTTGCTGTTTCTAAAGCAGTATCGTTAGTAACTATCCCATACGGGGATTCTTCTAATGCTTCTCTTAAACAATCTTCAAGTTCTTTCATTGCTCGTTAGTTTTAAAAATTTCCATTTCTATGTCACATTGATTTATGGTGATTCCTTTTTGTTCAGCTTTTTTGATAAAACAATCCAAGCATAAAGAGCCTCCTGTTTCATCTGTAACGTTCATAACCTTTTGCCATAATTCATCTTTTACTTGCCATCTTATCCGAAAACTATTACCACATATTATACAGCTTTCGTATTCCCATGTAAATGATTCGATTATAAATCGTGGAATATTCCGTATTCTTCTGATAACTCGCAACATCCCTATTTTCTTCATTGCTCGTTCTCCTTCCAGTAGTTAAAGAGTTCATCAATAGTTTGTAGTTTGCGACCGTCTACATGGATGTTATCATTGAGTATATACTCCTCATTTAATTCACCGAAGAATATCTCCTGATCTTTGATTAACCACTCAATAAATTCAAGTGGGTATCCCGCTTTTTCCTTGCTGACATACCCCTCGCTGATGAGGGCGGTGAGGTCGGAAAGAAACGTTGGCTCGTTATCGTCATTAACGTATTTCGAGATAAACTCCCGTAGCTTTTGTTCTTCGTTAGTCATGGCTCAATTTTTTAGTCCACATCAACATCTCATTTATGCAATCATGATAACCATACTGCATCAGCCTGTCTGCTTCGCTTAATTTGTACATTGCTTCCTTTGTTGATCTCATGCTGAAAAGTTTCTGCCGCATATCCTCCACCATCTTCTCTGCCACCTGCTGGGCGTGGAGGGTGGCATCTTTCGGAGCATTTCTTAATATATACATGTAAAGCCTGTCTCTTTCTTTTGAAGATACTTTTCTTTTATCCGTGCTATTGCATATTAAGAAACATAAGCCCATGTCTTTCATTGGAAGTTTTTCTACCGCTTCATCACGAAGCATCTCGAGTAATTTTTTTGTTGATTTCATAGCTATTTGATTTTATTGTTAAAAAAGAAAGAAACTGCTTGCAGCGGACAGTTTCTTTCAGAACCAACAACTTAATCCAGAAAAGTCAAGAACGAGCTGCAATATTTTTTATCCACGCAAACCATTTTCTGAATACAATATAATCATACTGGTTTTCATGGTTAAATGCCTCTATCTCGAATGGTATGTTCCTATATGCATTGTAGTCATCTTTATATATTATCAGGTTAATAACATACATTGCAGCATATAGTATGTAGTATAAGAATACGGCGGGCAGGAAGACAAGAAACAAATCGAAACTAATAACCCCAGCTATGAAAATAATTAAACCTGCCACGCCGCATTCAATCTGTTGCTGTATATGTATAGCTTCGTGATTACTTATTGTTTTATTCATCTTTATGTATTCATTTTTATAGAATACGAATGGAAATATAGTAATAACATTTGAACTTCCAAATGAAAGTATGCTTGTAAGTCTCTCTGATACTACCGGTATTCCTTTAAAACGGTGCCGTCTCATTTTTCATAAGTTTATCTGCTGTCCAATACTCATCATCCATTGGTTCTGGTTCTGCATGAACGACAGGCTTAATATCAACTATTGCATTACGAAGTGAAATCCATATCCTTGTAAACACTTCTTTCGCGTTTAAGGGTACTACGGCTTCACGTAAGCTATGATATATCTCCGGACGTACATTAAGCTCCGGATGTGCTTTTAATCGTTCCTGGAAGCTCATATGCATTATTTCTTTGATCGGATCAGTTATTCCGTCAGGATACTTGATCTTAACCTCTTCGTAAAGGTATAAAATATTGTTTACATGATTTTCGAGTTCTTCATGACTCATTTTTTCAAGATCAAGCCTGTATCCGAGAAATCGTGATATTGATATGCATTGCTGTACAAATGGAGCTTTTAAGAATGTATTATAGTTGTGACCATAATACTTATATTCTTTACAAAACCATGATATAAAGTCTGCTTTTGATAATGGATACCTGTCAAGTATTTCCATTTCTATTTTGATTTAAGAAGAAAATAAATTCTCTGTACTATACATTAATAAAAAGACATCCAACCTCCGGTAGACCAAAACATAAACTATGGCAAGAAAAATCAGAAATATATGCCGGAGGTTGGAATGTCAATTTATCTTGAAAGAATTTCCTTACCCATCCATGAAGCACCAATATTTATTGCAGACTTAATCATAGGCTTAAATTCTTCTGGAGTATAGATCGTTCATCGGCAGTCAATATATCAGAAGTAAGTAATCCTAATATTGCTCCGCATATGCCACTATTTTTGTTGCCCGCCATATATTGAGGTAAATAGTGGCGTAGAATTTTTAACAATTCAATATCACTTCTATCCATTATATTTTGTTATTAATCTGTCTATGAATTTTAGGCGTGGTTCGAGTTCTCCCTTTGGCCACCAATAAGTATCATTTGGTAATGTTGTTGGATTATTATCACTAATGATTTGCAGTAAATCACTAATTTCCTTTATGCTTATTCTGCCCTCAATTGGTAACATATATACTGCGCCACATATACCTCCCTTGTTACGGCTCAAATATTTAGGCAGAAAATCCCTTAATATCTTCAAAAGCTCAACGTTATCTCTATTCATCGGTCACGTTTTTAAGCCAGTAATCATAGATATCATTCATATCAGTCATACTCAAGACTTCTTCAGGAACATCAGTTTTACCGTATTGACCATGTATTTCAATACAATTGAATCCATGCCACTGAGCAAACTTCAGATCAATCTCCTTCTGCTTCTCAAGCAAGGTATTGAGCTCAGCAAGAAACTCGCTTGAAGCATTAAATACATAACCTCCACCTGAAATGATTTCAATTATGTTATATCCATACTTTTCGGCAAGTTTCATTTTTGCTTTGTGTAATTCTTTAATCATGTCCTTCATAGCTACTTTATTTTGGTTTGAAAGGGAAATAAATTCTATTGTCTTTCCATTTACTGCCCGATAAAGAGTCTATTTGGTTCTGTAGGTACAACAGTATAGCCTTCCCTCCTAAAATATTCCATGATAATATCCATCTTTTCAGGAGGGACAGTTATAAATACATATGTTTTATCAGCCATCTGTGCATTTGCTATTGTATCTTTTATGTTTTTGATCATTGCGACCTCAAACGATAGTTTTTTTGCTTCTTCTGTTTTCATGACTTATATTTTCTGTACTTGTCTGGCAATTCATCTCCGAATACTTCTCTGCATATATCAGCTGATCTCTTATATACAAAATCAACAATCCTGACTCCGTCCTCAGAATAGTCATCAAGAATATCAAGATAAGTTGTAAATGATTTTGCAACATAATAAACAAGAAGATCATGAAGATGCAACGCATTCAGTACTGTATTAACATATATTACTTTTCCTCCATTAGATTCGAACAGATAGTTAGTAATCTTTTTCTTTACAGAAACTAACTGATTTTCGTTTCTTTCTCCTTCAGCATACATCTTAAGATTAGATAATGCCCATCGTAATTCATAATCTTCTTTCGTTATTTCATATATAATATCAGCTATTTTGTAACATGCCATTGCTATAAGCCGGTCATCGACCTTAACTTCTTTCGCAAGCCATAACAGCCATGATCCATCATCACACTTACCATATGCTGAGTCAATGCTTTTTTGCTTTGCAGTCCAGTTCAATGCTATCTGGCATGCATTCATTTTTCTTAGCTTATCTACTCTCATTTTATGCTGCTATTAATAGTTTTATCATTTCATCTGTTTCCGGATGTCCGAGTGATCTGAGGACAACCTTCACATAATTCAGGTTTTTCTGCCGGCGCTGGTATATCCTGTATTTTAGTATAAAATATCTTACAAGATCAACCAATGCTGCTTGTGGAAGAAATAACATCACAAACGCTATTCCCATTATTGCTGAAGGGATGGCGATTATGCCAAGCTCCTCAGGCCTTAATGGCCTTCCGTATATCAAATAACGTGTATATTTCATATTTCCCTCCTCCCACCCATGCAAGCTAAGATGTTATCTCAGCTTGCACAAGTTGATTAATTTATTTGTTGTTCCCAGGCCTATTCTGCGATGTGGAATATCCGTATATGTCTGAAACATTAGATGCTGTCCACTTTTTAATTCACAAAATATTGTAGGATTACCATTTAACGTATAATCAGAAAATAATATTCTTATTCTTACATCTTCCCATCTGAACACATGATACAGATCATCAGATGAGCTGAATGAAAACTCAGGTCTTACATTTATTACTGAGTCAATCCATTTATCAGCCCTTATATTATATCCGCGTTTTTCAGCTTCACTCTGAGATGATACAGGAATCTTTCCTGATGACAGGATTGAGTAATCATCAAATTTAACATTAGACATTGATGCCTGATGAGTTTTGACAATTTCAGTTTCTGCATTCTTGTCAGATATATCGTTTATGATATAAGTTGCAATGAATACTATCATAAACAGTATTATTGACAATGTTATGAGAATAACTGTCTGAGTTTTCTCGATCTTTTTGATTTTTTCTTCAATAATAATTTTTTCCATTTCTATCAGGTTTTGTTTGTTTCAGATAAAAGAAACCGGGTGCGGATGGACAGGTCAAAAGTAATACTGCCAGATTGCGCGGACGCGCTAAAGTTAACGGGGAATTCCACAGCACCCGGTTTCAAGATTGTTTAATCAAAGAACAATGCATTATCAGGAAGTTCATCTCTGAACCTCTCAGGAATATTTCCCTGGCACCACAGGTTATGTGTTATAACCCTTCTGCCATCTTTAAAGAGTATTTTGAACTCTCTACCGCCAAATCCTTTAAAGTAAGCATTTGGATCATCCTTAGCTATCTGATAGTGTGTTCCGTTTATTCTTGCCACATCATGCCGGTCTTTAATTTCTTTCTTTTTCTCCCAGAACAGGCATTTGAAGCAAAGACCTCTTTCTATCATCTCAAGTCCAAAATTATGATAACCGGCATCAAAAATTCTTCCGCACTTCTTGCATGGCTCTTTCTGAATCATAAATACTTCCATGAGCTCTTCTTTGGTATCATATCCCGGTGATCTTGATCTCCAGTTCATATGAACTTTATTATTAACGTTTTCGAGCGTGTCATTAACGATCATTGACTGGTCTTCATTTTGAATGAACCACCAGAGTTTGTTTGTTAAGATTTCTAAGTCATTCATAGCTATTTTATTTTGGTTTGAAAGAGAAATAAATTCTATTGTCTTTCCGCTTATTGCTGCACTTTCGTACTATCAAAAGTTACCAGTACAAGTTCTGCACTATCAATTCCGATATTATATATTTTCTGATATCCGATATATTCTGCCGAGTCTTTTAGTGCTTTATGATAAAACTCCCATGCGACGGATAAATCGGTAAAAATCTTTTTGTTATCACAATCAGTTTTGTAATTGTATCTGATAACCAGACGAACATCTACCATTGTTCTTCTAAACTTATCATAATAGAGATGATCACGTGTTATAGGCATAGAGATCATAATACATCATGAGACAGTAAAGAGCCATACTTTTACAATTGTTTCCATGACTTATTCATTTTTGATTTTAAAGTAATCTTTGTTTATATACTCGTTATAGACTATTATGCGGTTACCTTTGAACATATAAACAGGATTGACAAAGAACTGTTTTGGCATATCCGCCTTGCAAATGATGCCATTGAAAACCAGCTCTTTCAATCCGGCATAAATGCGAGACCTGCTTTTCCAACCACAAAATTCCAGTATTTCCTTCTCACGAATACTGATCAATGTGTCATTATTTTTTGTCGAACTAAGCTTCATAATAATATATCCCAATACCTTCAATCCTGCATAATTGAGAGAAAATAAGTCTTTTATCCTGTCAAGATATATCTTTGTAAAGAATTTATTATCCACATGCTGCTGAGTGGAGAAAAGCCTTGTCTCACTGGCATCATTAACCTCTCCCGTATCAGAATCAACTATCTTGACACTCTTGATGTTCTTTATTATACCCTTGTTCACATTCTTCATCTCAACAACATCAGCAAGCAAACAATTGAACGGGTTCGTCTCAAACTTCGGAACATCATCAAACCTGTCATAATCCTTCAATGAATTGATATACTCCTCCAGCTTCCTTACATCATTAGACGAATACTTAACAACATTATCCATATCCAGTTCAACTTTTTGACCCAAATATTGAACAAATTGTCCAACTAAGTTGAACTATCTGTTCAATATTTATCAACAAAAATTGAACAAACAGTTCAACTTTTAACCCAAAATGTTGAACTATAAAATCAACCTTGTTCAATTTTTGAACCGAAAAGTTGAACAAAAAGTCTGTAATATTGAACAAAAAGTCTGTAATATTGAACAACAAATCTCTGCAAAAACCTTAAAACCAAATACTTAAGTTTTTTCCCCTTCTTATGTATCTATATAAGGGCCTTTATGGCCCCAATTTTACCCAACAAAAAACAAACGTACTTTTTGTGCTCAAAAAGTACCAAAAAAGCCTTCTGCCTAACAGCAGAAGAAAATATATTTCCACAAAAACTAACCACAAAAAAACTGAAGCCAAAAAAATCCTCACACGCGCACGCGCGTAAGAAAAAACCAAACCCAACACTCCCACACACACGCGCGCACGCGCGCACACACACGAGTATAAAGCCATAAAAAACTATATAACAATATTATAACATAGACCCATATAGACACATATAGACCCCAAATAGACCCCCAAATTTAAAACATATAGGAGCCTATATAGGGACTATATAGAGCCTATATAGGAGTCTATATTTGAACCATATAGGGTCTATATGGACATATAGGGGCTATATTGTAATATATTTTAATATATTTTTAAAAAGAATAATAATATACTTTAATAAAAAAAAGAGAAAGAAATATATAAAGAAAGAGAAAAAAGGATGTGTTCCAGGTGCGCGTATGCGCGTATGTGTACACGTGTGTACGCGGGTGTATGCATGCATGTATGCGTGTGTGTGTTGTGAGATTTCCTGTATGGGAGTGTTTGTCAGAAATGCCTCAGGATAGTGTTTATTTTCGATTTAAGGCACTTATTCCCCATGAGTGGCATCTTTATATGGCTCAGGTCGAGAAAGTGTCTTAAATCGCTTTAAAATGCCTCAGGAGTATCTGAGATTGTCTCAGGTATGGTTAAGCTTCTTTGAATGGCATAAAAGTCTTTCCGGCTATTGTATGGCAGGATATGAATGTCTTCAGGTTGGTTTTTCAGTATTACCGCAGGACATGTCTCAGCAGGATTCAAAAATGGCTCAGGATAGCGTTTATTTTTGATTTAAGCCATTATCTCCCCCTGAGCGGTATAATTTATCATCTGAGCAGAGAAAATGTCTTAAAACGCTTTAAAATGATTTTACAGGTGCGACCATGACAAAATATACGACACAAAACAACCAATCCAGATAAACTTTTAAAAATTGCACAATTTGTGTCAAAATGTGTTGTACAAAATGTTCAACTTTTATATACCAAAAATTGAACAAAATGTTCAACTTTTAAGTGAAAAAATTGAACTGATAAAAGCGGGTTTTATGACCTCAAAAATGCAAAATTTGTTCAATTTTTATCATCAAAAGTTGAACTAATCTGAGAAAGCAAAATCATCACCTCAGCCCCATATATTGCCACTGTGATGCAGTTTGACAAAAATTCCGATTACCTCAAAAATGCCCAAAAACACCACTTTTTTGATGAGAAAAAAAATAAACCGACAAAAAATGATAACAAAATTGGCCGTTTTTACCCCCTTTTTTAGTTCAATTTTTGAATCGAAAAGTTGAACTGACAGAAAAAATCATATATTATCATCACTGTACAGTTGAAAAAAAATTGAAAGAAAGAAAAAGATTATTACCTTTGTCACGATTCGGTTATTTCCCTTGGTTTAATCCCGATGAGCCGGCTGTTGTCATTGACATTCACCGGCTCTCTCTTTTTACTGCACTTTATCACTCCAAAAAGATCACCGTATTGATTGCAATGGTAAAGCACTTACTTCCTCAATCATGAAAGATCGCCGTATTGATGGCAAGGGTATGTCACAAATGAGCCGAAGGCTCAACCAATAGCGCCGAAGGCGCTCACATACCAACCAGACCGCAGGTCTGTTCACCATCGCGCCGGCAGGCGCGTATGATACTCTCATGACAAAGCACTGAACAAAAAAAAGCCGAAGGCTTTATACCTTCGGCTTTGCAGATTCACTACATCAGTTCTGCTACTGTGGCAGCTACCGCCTTGAAGCGGGTCACTCTCAGCTGATCCCTCCCTTCATACGGGTCGTTGATGATAGTGATGGTCAGCTTGGTCTGATTGGCAATGGCGTTGTCAAGGACTTCACCAAAGTTATCACCCTCCTTGCCTCCGAGAGCACTGGCAAGCTGATTCAGGATGTTCTTACAGGCCTTTGTTCCCTCAGGACTGACAATCCTGACGATCTCACCGTCTTCGTTGGCTGTGCAGGCATAACCACCGATCTCCTCGTAATCGCCAGAGGAACGCTGCTCATCGCTCAGCTCGTCATGCTTAACATAGCCGAGACCATTGCAACGGTGGGTTATGCCGCCTGACTTGCCAGACTCAGCAGCAACAAAGGTCACTGCCAACTGTGGAGTAGGATCAGCCCAACCAAAATCTTTTCCCTTCGGATCACCGGAGTACTTCGTGAAACTGTCAGTCTCTTCATAACGAATCAGACGAACAATGTGGTCTCCGGGACTCAGAAGATTGAATTCAGGACGCTCAACATCCATTGACTTGAAAAAATCTCTCATGATAATTTGAATTGAAGAGTTAATAAAATGTTAGTTGCAATATTTTGAGCGTCCTCAATCTTCTGACTGTTCTGAGCAGACAGTGAGGAAAGGCTCAAAGATATTCAAAGGAAAAAATAACTTTTTAACAGAAAAAAAGAAGACTAACTCGTCTTCTCTTTAGTCATTGAGACAACCAATAGTTTGCCACCGGCAAACTGTGGCAAATGCTTGTTCTGTCTCACCCACCAATGACAGAGCCTTGCCGGCTTGTCATACATCTCGTCAACATACGTCCTGATCTTGCCATCAGTCCATATCACCATGCAGTGCTGATTAACGTTGCCTCTCACGGCGTGACGAGCTGAACCATGAATTGTGCAACCTGCGGATATGATACCCAATCAGGTTATCAACCATGGTGAGGTTAATGGCAGGATTAGTACTCTGCAATGAGTACAATTCTCTGATGGCACGAACGTGCTCTCTGCGCACCTTACTGATGTGCAATGGTCTGTCTTTTCTTAACATAGCTACGTTATTTGGTTCGAAGAGAAAAATAACTCTCAAAAAAGAAAAAGAGGAAGATCATTCCTCTAAGCTGAACCCGTAGATCAGCATCATGCAGCTGTCACAACCAGCATCACTCTCATACTTGCTGCATTCAAGAAACAACTGCCATTTAACAGTGTCAGACTGTGCAATGGCAGCAAGACTATCAAGCCTGGCTCTCGCAATCTCGGCTTCACGAATCTCTCTTACTATCATAGCACTCTTTGATGTGCAGCAAGAAGTAACTATAGGCAGCAGTGCAATAATGACTGCAACAACATTCCTGATAACAACTCTCTTCATGTCTTCATGGTTTTGGTTCAGGAATAAAAATAAATCCAAAAAAGAGAATATATTGCTATGCATCTCACTTGTAACAACAAGTCCAGACCAATGCAATTAGGCTACCTGGTTTCTGCAATATATTCTCAAAAAATGCAATGGCTTGCACTCCATTGCTACCTGCGTGCCTGTCGACTTCACGGTCAGGTCCCTTCAGGTGGATGATTAGGTCACAACTCCGTGCATTTTTTACGTGCCATACAACACGAGGAGACTTCCACTCCTTCCCATTCTGCAGATGGTTTCAGTATCATCGTGGCTATCAAGAGCCATTCACAGACCGATGAAATTATCTGAATCAGATTCACCGCAGTGATTCCAATCAAAAAAGAAAATAACTTCAAAGCATCATGGGGCCCCATTCCAGTATACAAACATGCCCCCCTACCAAAGGCTCGAAACCAAAACCCGAAAACAGGAAACATAAGCTTTTGCCTTTATCTTTACGTTATTTTGATAGTGCATCACTTTTTTAAGACATTTTTTGCTTTCATATTATTTTGATAGTTGATCATTTTTGTTTAATAATTATGCAGTACTTTTGTGATGTTGATAACACTGTTAAGAAGTGCATCACTTATTTTGGTTTGATTGTTTATCTTTGTGTCATGGCGGTTGTGAACAGGCATAGGATTACAGTTAATTTGGAGTTTACTTTCAGGGAGAACTTGTTAATGATTAAGGAGCGTTATGAGTTAGAGAGGGGTAGGGTTATTAGTGAGAGCAAGTTTTTGGAGATGTGTTTAGCTGAGTGGTATAATTTGAACAGGGACAGGGGTATTGATATTAAGGTTAGTGAGGATGAAGATTTTGCATAGGATTATATTTTCGAGAATTTATTTTCTTTTTCGGATTTAACTTATTTATTATGTTTTTGATGGGATTAAGGAATAATATAATAAGGGCGAGGGGTTACAGGTTATCTGCTGGTGAGATGCGGATTAATGGTATTATAGGTGTATATAATGCTGTTGGTGAGGGTTTGAGTGATTCTTTTGTTGAGAAGTTTGTAAGTGGGAGGTATAATGAGAAGTCTGGTCAGACTGTTATTATAGAGCGTAATATTATAGACAGTGGCAGTGTTATTGTAGATGTTGTTAGTGTTATTGTTTTTCGGAACTTATATTGTATGCAGATATTTGCTTTACGTCACAGTGGTATATATTTGAGTGGTATTAATCGTTTCAGGTATTTTCCGACGTTAATGAATTAATGTTTAATTAAAATATTATTATTATGGAAAAAAAGAGAGTTTTAAATGAAGTAGATAATAAAGATGCAATACTGTCATCTGGTTTGTTATCCTTAAAACATTTGGTTGAAGAGTTAAGGTCTTGTTCTATTGCTTCCAGTCTTCATGCTGAGAGGCTGTATAATCTTAATATTGATTTTGATCAGAAGGATCATGACAGTATTTTTAATGAATCGCAAAATGTTGCAGCTTCTGTCAAACATGATACTCTTATAGAGCAAGAGATAGGTTATATTAAGACTATGCTTGAGTTGTCAATAGATGATGTTAAATCAACCATCAATAAAATAAAAGGTATTATATGAATGGATTTTTGAGGAAGGTTCTTAAGTTTCTTGACAGGGATATAGTCAACAGTGTCATGTTATGTTTGACTGTGGTTTTTGCGATTATCTCTATTGTCACTGAGAGCTACATAGGTTTTTTATACATTCTTCTTTCGATTTTTATCTTTCGTTTCATGGTATGGCATTACCGGTTATGGGATAAGATTGACAGGTATATCATGGATGATGAGATAAGGGTTAACGTGTTTGGTTTGCAGAGGAAGAGTGATACTGTTAAGAGGAAGAGGAATAAAGCGGAGGATGAGGTTATTTCGTCAACTGTTTTATGGATATTGCTTTCTCTTGTTATACTTTATGGGGCTTATTTAGTATGTGAATTAATATTTCTCAAACCATAAAAACAAATGTCATGAGTAAAGGAAAAGATGTTCAGAATGATGATTGTCGTGATTCTATGAGTGTTATTGATGATCTGATGGAAGAGTTGTCTGTTTCAGAGGCGAACAATAAGCTTTTGAAAGAAGCCAACCAGGCTCTTTCTGATAAGATTATATCTCTTGAGAAGGAGCTGGGTGATCAGAAGAAGTATGCCAAAGGGTTGAAGAAGAGGATTGATAAGGCTGGTAAAGATACTGATAAGCCGGTATCATCCGGCAAAGTGATTCAGCATTGACCACATGAGACAGGGAGGTTTTGAAGAGTTACTCCCTGTCTTTTTCTTTTTTAATAAATAAATTATAATGATATGTTACAGATTTCGAAGTTTAAGCTTATTGATCAGGGTCGTGGCGGCATAGAGATAGAGGGTCGCGAAAGCATGGTCATGAAAGGCGGTTATGCCGTTGTTGATAAGATCAAGCGTGAGCGCAGGCTTATGCTTGCTCCTGATGTTGTTGCAAAGATTCAGGAGCTGAAGTATTTCTTTTTTAATCTGACGGCACATTGGTTGCCGCCGTTTAACAAGTATTACGATATTACCAATCATCGTCTTGTTGAGATAGAGCTTGATGATCAAGGGAGGATGAAGCAGGGACAGAGTATGCTCAGGAACCTGTGGAGCAATACTGATATAACAGGTATCTCTTATAAGAATGGCGGGTTTGTCATTACCGGCCAGATACATTCCGTTGAGAATAAGAAAGTAGTTATCAACACTCCGTTTATCACCGAGTCTGATGATGTAGGATTCTTTTCAGACGCTATTGACAAGATCAATGAATGCGTTCAGCTCATTATTGAATATCTTGACCGGAAAGAACTTCCTGCTTATGATCCTAAGATGCTTTTATCTGCTGATGAGCTAAAAGATGAGGATATAAGTAACATATCAAGGAAAGTTGTTGACAAGCTTGTTGACAAAGGACTTATTGTTCTTGTCAATGACTCTGATGATTACCCTCGGCTTCCGTTTGATACCAGCAAAGCAGAGACCACTATTCATGAAGATACCGGTAGTATAGACGGCGGAAATCTTCCATCAGGTAATATTGAAGAAAATGAGAGTGAAGAAGAGGAAGGAGAGTTTGATGATGATATGGAGATAGACGAGGATATGCTTGCTGAAGCAGAGATGAAGGACAAGCAGATCAGGGACGGGTTAAAACAGCCTAAAGACCCGTTTGCTCCGGCATCTATAGCTGATGACTTTCCTCTTGATGATGGTGACCTGAGAGGAAATATTAATGTATCCGGAGAAGACCTGTCAATGCACGAATACAGCAATCAGTCAGGTGAAATGATTGATGATTCAGAAGATTAGTTTTTATTATGGGACGTATGGGATTGGGAGTGGATGATACGATCAGATTCGTTGATTCCACTCATCAATATTTTGATAAGGATGGTAACGAATACGAAAGCGTTACAAGAAGTCTTAACAAGCTAAGGATGCTATTTGATCGTCATGGTATATCAAGACGCATGGCTATAACAAAAGCAAAGGAAGATGGCATTACCGTTGATCAGGCACAGGAGATGATACTTGACGAGTGGGATGAGAAGCGTGACAGTAGTATAGAAAGAGGTTTAAGTATTCATAACAGTATTGAATTGTTTCTCAGAAGTGGTCTTGTATCTGAGGAATATAAGCCGATAATTGATTCCGTGAAGGATATTATTGCAGGATCGTTCAGGTATTATCCGGAGGTGATTCTCTATGACAGTACATATAGAAGGGCTGGCCAGGCAGACCTTGTTGTACAGAGACAGAGAGGAGCATCATCATTATATGACTTCTATGATTACAAGACAAATAAGGAGAAAGGCATAAGGTTTGACAGTACTTACATTAAGGATGGAGAATTAAAACATTCAAACAGGTTTTTCCTTCCGCCATTTGACTATCTTGAGGATTGCAATTACAATCTCTATTGTCTCCAGCTCAATTTTTATGCTTACTTTGCAGTAAGAACATATGGGATAAGAGTAGGAAAGCTTGGTATAGTGAGTATAGACAATGATCTTAATATAGAAACTATACCGGTATTGTTTTCTCCGGAGTTTGTCAAGTCAATACTTATTCATCTTGAGGGATTAAAGTATCTTCCTGAACAAAAAGATAACTGGTAGTCATGTCAGTATTCAAAGTAGATAAGAATTACGAGATCATCCTGAACTCGGATGCTGTTAAGCTTGTCCCAGAGCTTTCGAGTCTGAGTCAGGATGAACTCATGTATGTCATTCTTGTTGCTGACAATGTTGACGGGCCGTATAGGAAGAAACCTTACGAGGAACGCTGTTTAATGGCTTATAAGCGAGTCTATGGATCAAGACGGGTAAATGTATCAACTGGCAAGATTCGTAACGCCATAGAGTGTTATAAGTCGCTTATTTTTGATGTTCGAAGGGAGACGATTGACATATATAATGGTAAGATAAAAGTTCTCCAGAAAGAAACTCTTCAGCCTGATGTCACTTTTTCAAGAATGAAAGAGATAGACTCAACGATTAACTTCATGATGGAGAGGATAGCAAGAATAAATCATGATATTAATATTGAAGAGGGAGAGGAGATAGAATTAAGAGGGAAAAAGAAACTTTCATATTTAGAGATATGGCAGAGAAATCTGAAAGCATACCGAGAGTTCAAAGAAGCAAGATAAGAGTTCTTAATCCAGATGAAAAGAAAGCTTTAAAAAGCACTCTTTTCAATGCAACTGTATCTGATATGAGAACTCTTATAATATGGTCAATAGAAGAGCCATATCGGTTTGATCATTTTGTTGAAAGAGTTCTTGACGGAGTCTCATATAAATTGTCTATGAGAGAAGCAGAATATCTATGATCTATACACCATATACTCCGCTTATCAAGAAGAAGGGATTTGATCCGTCTCCCGTTGCAGGCAAGATACCTATATGGGCAGATAGTGAGATCAACCCTAATGTTGTTGATACTCAGGGATTTATGGATTTTTGGGATGAGCAGATTGACCGTTGTATAAATGGATACACGACTTCAGGAGTATTTATACCGGGCAGATATTATTATTTCCTTAATTTTCAGGTGCTTTCGGGTCTCAGGGGATCAATGTATCCAATGTATGTTGATCTTGACCGTGAATACTGGGAACTGTTTGAACAGGTTAAACGAGAAAAAAAGAAAGGAATAATATCTGTTAAGGCAAGACGTAAGGGTCTTTCTGAAAATGCTCAGACAATACTTAGTCATGGAATAAGATTTATTGATAGCTATCGTGGAGCGATATGCGCAGGTCTTGACACCTATCAGGTAGGTCTCAGGCAGAAATTTAATAATGCACAATCAAAGGTAAGATCTGAGTTCAGGCTAAATGTTCTCAAGGATAACGATAAGATGTATAATATCGGGTATGAAAGGAAAGACCCGATAGGAGGATATGTTGAGGAAGGCTACGGAGGAAGGCTTAGCTTCGAGACAATGTATGATGATGCCAAGAAGCTTGAGGGAGAATACTTCCATGATGTCATTTATGAAGAAGCCGGACAGTTCAAGTTACTTGACGAAACATTTGAATCTATTGATCCGGCACTTCAGTTTGGGATGCAATCAATAGGCACGCATGTGATTTACGGAACAGGAGGCAACATTCTTTCTACTTCAAGAGCATTCAAAAACATGTGGGATAATGCCGATGCTTACGGACTTGTGAGATTTTGGGTATCGGGAGCAAGAAAGTATTTTCCATTCTGGGGTAATAAGTATGAAAAGACATTTATAGATAGTGATACCGGAGAGAGAGTTGATGCTATGCCTAACTTCAAAGATTATAAGTCTTATGAGGTTATAGGATGTGAAGATGTTCAGGCAGCAGAAGAATATATCCTGAAGAAAAGAATAGAGTATAGTAAACTTCCAAATAAGAAAAAACTTAAAGACCTTAACCAAAACTATCCTCTTACAATTGAAGAGGCATTTACTTCAGGTGGATCAAATAACTTCAATGACGAAAAGATATATTCAAGATTATTTGAAATAGAAGGTAATCAGGCATTTTATACAGGATATATTCTTGATTATGTCAAAGAAGTTGATGAGGCCGGTGTTGAGAGTTTAAAGATGCCTCTTGAAGTCAAGGCACGACCAGCAAAGAAAAATGATCCGGATGGAGAGATAGTATGGATATATCAGATGCCAAGAAAAGATATGACTGATCTTGACATTGGAGGTCTTGACGGATATAATCAGGATCAGACACAGACATCAAAGTCTCTCGGTGCAATGGTTGTGCTTAGGCAAGGCAATAAAGTCAATCTTGTAAGCGAAGGAATACATCACTCTCAGTATCCTGTATGTCTTTATTATAAACGTCCTCCAAGGAAAGAAATATTTTATGATACCTGTCTTAAGATTTCTGTTTTCTATGGTCTATTCAGAAACACTATGTGTAATGCTGAACAAGACTTTGTTATTGATTATTACATGAAGAATGGTGGTAAGCAATACCTCAGTCCAAGACCAAGAGCATTTGACTCACCAAAAAGCCAGCAGGTACATAAGTATGGAGCAAAGATGACCGGATATAGCAAGCCTCTTATTCTCGGAATTGTTCAGTCATATGTTGAAGATTTTGTTGAATACTGCGTCTTTGTTGAGCTATTAAGAGACATGCTTGCGTACGATGAAGAATACATAGGTACTGACTGGGATTCGGTTGATGCTCTTGCCTATGCTATTATGCGTGTGGAAGACATGAAGACCAGTCCGCGTAAGTCAAGTTATGATGAGTTATATGATGAGATGCCTGTTTGGAAGTTCGATTCAGATGGCAATGCTATTCTTGCAAGCACTCCTGAAGTTATAGATGATAAAAAGGTAACAGCAAAGAAAAAACTTTATGAAGGCAGTGGTGGTTATTATCAGCCGCCATATTAAATTTGTTTCATATTATTTTTTTTGTTACCTTTGAAATGAAAAATTTGCGCAAATGGGATTTCCTGCTATAACTGACAAGGATTATTCCAAGGATGGCTCGGACAATAAAGATGTTCGTGAAATTCTTGATTATGCCGTTGCCCAATGGAACACACGGTCAGAGAGAAGAAAGAGGTTAGAAAAACTCTACAATTCTCACAATGGCGTAATCAACGAGAATGAAATAGAGTCAATCGTTAAAATGACTGGCCAGAAATCAAAAACAAAATATGTCAAGTATAGATTAGGACGATCGAAACTAAAGCAACTACATGGAGAATTTCTTGAGATAAATCTTACTCCGACAGTAACAACAACAAACCGGGCAGCCCAGAATCGTAAGATGGAAAAATACAAGGCTCAGCTCGGTTTGTCTCTTTCAAAGCCTTATATAGAAAAAGTCAGGTCTCTCGGTTATGATGTCTTCTCTGGAATGAATATTCCGGATATAGATGACAAAAATAATTGGACTGTAAATAACTTTAAGCTTGAGAACGAAATAGCAATGCAAACTATCATTGATGACAAGCTTATTAATGAAAGGTTGAAAATTCAGTTTTACAACAATTTTGTTGATATGACTATTGCCGCAGAAATATTCGGCAAGGTTGAAAAAAACATTAATGGTATAGACACCTATCGTTCAATTGCTCCAAAGTTTGCATTATATGAAGAAAACGTAAATGATCTCTTCCTTACTCGTAGTCCTTATCTCGGAGAAGTGAGATATATGTATCCTCATGAGATAATTGCATCAAAAGACTTCAATCTTACCAGAGAACAGATAGATCGTCTTAAAGAAGAACAGAGTGGTTATGCAGATGTCGACAGAGATGGATCGGCAGAAATGATAGATGGCGTTCCTGCAATACCAACATATACCATACAATGGAAAGGTCTTGAACCTGTCTATTGCAGAACATCCGAAGCAACAGGATCAAATATACCTTACAAAAGAATACTTTCTCAGAAATATTATGATGATAATAAAAGTAAATTAGAGAAAGAAGACAAGGAGACTTTTGACAGAACAGGCGAACACTCTTTAAAGAAGGTTTACAGAGAAATACTCTGGACTGCAACAAAGATTGGTAAGAGTATTTATACTGCTGCAAGAAAAGAAAATGATATTATTCAGGTTCTTAATGATAATGGAATCTATAATGTTCAGTTTGATTATTGCGGAATGCTCTTTAATACTGTTAATGGAACAAGAGTTTCAATACAGGAGATTATATATGAACTTGAAAAGGTATATGATGACATCAGGTTTATGCTCAATAAAGAACTTAAGAAAATAAGAGGGAATACGCTTATTTATGATGATGCATTCCTTCCAAAAAACTCAAGATTTATTGATATAATACATAGCATAAGCGAGGATGGTGTAGTAAGATATAATTCATCAGCAGAAGGAAATCGTTCCGGAACAGAGGCTGATAGTAATAAAGTTGGCATTGATGTTGTTAACTTTGGAGGCAATGATAATCTTATGATTCTCATGAATCAGGCAATGGATATTGAAAGAGTAATGGATCGCATTACGGGGATGAATGAGAACCGCCAGGGATTAGCTAAAGCTACTTCAACGGCTACTGCTAACGTTAATAATATAGAGGCATCAAGGTCTATGACCTATGACCTCTTTTATTTTATGTCAAAGTATATTGAGATTGTTCTCGGCAAACTTTGTGAAAAAACAAAAATAAATCTTGTATATAAAGGAGAAGATTACCGGCAATTTATTTTTGATGATGATCAGATAAAATATCTTGTTCTTACAAAAGACCTGGTATTCGATAACTATGGCGTGACCGTAACTGATGGCAAAAAAGAACAAGAAGTTCTGTCAAAGCTTGAACAGTTATTTCCACAAGAAATAAATGCCGGCCAGCTTACAACTAAAGATGTTGCAAGATTTTATATGGAAACATCATTTGCATCTGCAATAAAAGTTCTTGATAAGGCTTATGAACGTCTTGAAAAAGCTAAGCTTGAAGAGATTAGAGCCTCTCAGGAGACAGATAAGCAAAGGATTGATGCTCAGGTTCAGATAGCAACCGAAGATCGTGAAGATAAGCAGAATCACGATAAGGAGATGGAGGTTCTGAGAACTGAAGGAAAGAAAGAAATAGAAGCTATGAAAGCAGGATTACAAGCAACACTTGATATGCAAAATAATCTTGCTAAGGCATCTATGCAAAGAACTCCTGCTGAAGATATATTTGGATAATTTTTTTATATAAAGTAATTGTTATGGGAAAAGAAGTTAAAAAAGATGTTTTTGCTGAAGATGATGATTTTAACTTTGGCAATAACAAAAGTAGCAAAGAGACAGAAGAAAAAGTAACTCAAGAAAATGAAGAAGGTGCTTCTGGTTCTGATGATGATAATAAAGGATCATCTGAAGTGTCTGCCGGTAATGATGTAGAAAAAGAAGGGAAGGAAGAAAAAGAAAAGAAAGAAGAAAAAGAGGGGAAAGGAGAGAAGGAAGGAGAGGATGATAAAAAAGAAGATGATGACTTTGATCTTTTCTTAGATGATGATAAAAAGACCAGTGATGACAAGAAGGTCAGTTTTAAAAAACTCGCATCAGGACTTGACATCGAACTTGACAATGACGATGAACAAGAGTTCACCACAAAGATCAAGGACAAGATTGACAAGTCACGTCAGGAATTTAATCTTGATGATTATCCGGATGATGCAAAAAAGATTATCAATCATCTCAAGAACAATGGTGGCAAGCTGGAGGATTTTTTTAATAATAAGAATATTGCGGCACTTCAAGGCGTCATCAATTTACCCGCTGAGGACAAAGTACGTCAGGTACGTATTAATGAATTGAGAGGAGCAGGTATCGCTGCAGATAAAGCAAGAGAGCAGGCTGATGCAGAGATAGAAGGATTAAGTCAGAGAGAATTAAAGAATATGGCAGATAAGATTGACGATGATGCTAATAAGCTCATATCACAGGAGATAACAAGTATTGTCGGAGATCGCAAGGCTGCCGCAGAGAAAGAAAGACAGAAGGCTGCTGAAAGAACAAAAGAAGAAGTGAAAGTTCTTACAAGACATATTGAAAGTCAGAAGGAGTTCCTCGGGATTCCTCTTACAGATAAAGCGAAACAGTCTATATTGAGAGACATTGAGTCAGGTGCATTTGATGACATTGCGAACAAATCACCTGCGTCGTCAAAATTCGCAGCATACATGTTTGCAAAGTTTGGAGATAGGATCAATGATCATCTCAAGAAATCTGGTTCGGCACAGAACAGGAAGGGATATAACGCTGCTACGGATAAACATTTGTCAGCATTGCATCAGACAAAAGATTCTGCTAAGCAGCAGGGCACGGGTCATCAGAAAAGCAATCAGGGCGCAAAATCGAAATTTACCGGTTTTGCTGGTGCTTTTGATGACAGTGATGATTAGAGGGAATTAACTGAATGTTTATAAGTTTAACATTAAAAACATTCAGTAATGAAAATTAAGATCACACAGGGAAGCGTATCCGAAGGCGATGCACAGGAATATCACCTTGTACAAAATCACCTTCTCGATCCTTCTCAGAATATTGACAGGGTTATCCAGTACGCAGAGCAGCGCTATCTGATGACTCTTCTTGTTTCAGGTGCAAGATCATCCAAATATACTGCACCTGGGTTTACTCCGAAAGGTGGTGATACTGTCACTACTAAAATCAAGCAGATTCCACAGGGAGAGATGGTGTCGTCCAATGCATGGTCTTACAAGATCATGGGAAGGATTCAGAAGGCATCAGAAATTCTTGGCACTGGTGCTGTTGGAAATGTTACAGCAGCAACATCAACCAAAGGAAGTACTTTTAAGATATATCTGAAAGATAATTATCAGACCCCTGGAATGAACTGCGTATTCCCAAATAGCAAGCATGCACGTGTGACATCACGTCCTACTGGTCATACTGGTAAATATCTTTATTCATTTGAAACATTCCCCGGAGAAACATTTGATTGGGATTCATGGGTTGGTGTTCAGATAGGTCGCAAGACTGTATTTGGCGGATATACCTCATTTGGTGAAAGATCAAGGAGGGGTTACGGAAACTTCCATTATCCTGACAGGTATATCCAGCATACGACAAAGCAGAGGAAATCAATATCTCTCTCCGGAGACGTAAATGCAAATGAGGTTATCTGGTATGAAGTAAATGAATCAAAGGGATTCGTTTATGAAGCAGAGGCTCAGATGCGTGCTCAGTTCCTTCTTGAAGACGAATATAAGAGCTGGTGGGCAGTTTCAACCATGAGGGATGCTTATGGTAATCTTCTTGCACGTCCGTCCATGCAGGATGAATACGGAAATGACATTGTTGCCGGAGACGGCTGGGTACAGCAGGTAAAAGGCGCAAATGATCTTGAGACATCTGGTTTGCGTGGTAATGCCACATGGGATGACTTTGCTGATATGATTCGTACTTTGAAAAAGAAGAAGAATACTATATCTGGTAATACGTGGATTGTTGTAACTGGTTCTGATGGTATGGCAAATGCAGATAATGTTGCCGCATCTCGCTTCAGTGCAGCCAATCCTATTGTTCAGATCGTTAATCAGACTCAGCAGCCTGGAGGAGCAGAGCCTTATGTTGGATACAATTTCAAGACTCTTAATATTGCTGGCGAACAGCTCGTCTTTGTTGAAAATCCTATGATGGACGACGAAGAGAAGTTTCCTGCAAGACTCTCAGACGGATCGTTGAGGATGTCAAAAACATACTACTTCCTTGACATGGAGACCAATCCTGCCAATGGACGTGGTAATATTGAGATCAGAGCACGCGGTCGTAAGGGTGTGAACAGAAGTATTGTTTATCTCTGGAAAAACGGTATGACCGGAGAAGGTCGTCCGGAAGACCCGGTAGATGCTAAGGAGTTCCACATGCTTAAAGAAACTCTGCTTGCAGTGTTTAATACTAAGAGCTGTGGTATAATGTCACCTCCTGCAACTGCATAAATAATACAGAGGGGATACCTGTTTGTCCCCTCTCTTTTCTTTTATTTTATATTATTATTATTATCATTATTTATTTATCATGAAGAAAAAAGAACTTGTTTCATTAGAAGAAAGGATTTGGATTTCCAAAAATGCTTACAGGCTTATGGGAAAGGCTGTTCAGATAAAAGTAATTGATCTTGACAAAATGGTTGAACGCATGAAGCAGCAGCGCAAAGAGAACAAGCTTAGTCCATACGTTGAGATTCAGCCTATATCTGAAGACATGCATAAGACTCCAAATCGTATTGCTACTTATCAGAAAGACCCTATTACAGGAGTCCATTACGGTATTGCCATAGATCAGGATGATTTTGGTAATCCACGCTGGCAGAAGATACAGATACAGGATAGTTTGTCGCTTAATCTTGATGTTGATTCTGAGGCAAAGATATGGGCTGTAATAAGGTTTCATCCCGATATTGAAGGTTCACCATGGCAGGTACAGAATCCATACTACAAGATATATGATCCTATTGCTATTGCAGACAGAGAGAGTATGGAAATAGAGGCCATAAAACTTGCTTTTGATCGTGTTGATATGATTGCTGACAAGCCGCAGGAGATGGTTTTATTTGCAAGGTATCTTGGTGAAGAGTTTCTTGAAAATGCAAACTACAAACTTGTAAAAGGAGCATTACTGAGAACTGCAAAGAACAATCCTTCTTTCTTTAATCAGAAATGGACTGACAGGAATCGCAGCTATGGGGAATACCTTCAGACAGCATTGGCTCTCGGGATTATCGTTAATGACATCAGTCGTGGATTTCTATTCAGGAATATACAAATAGGTTTAAGCAAGGAAGATGCTATACGAACCTTGAGTATGGATCAGAATATACTTTCATCTATTGGTGCTGAAATATTTGAAAAAGACAAGGTCATGGCAACAGTTAAGAATGATCTTTCTTTGGAAGAAAAGAAAACAAAGACAAAAAAAGAATCAAAAGCAAAGGAGGAGGTAAGTCCTCCTGAAGCTACAGATTTTGATTGATATGAATATAGTACAGCTACACGAGCGAGTCAGATTTTGGGTTGACGTAGTTGCATCAACAAGATTTGAACCTCTTGATATTAATAATGCTATAAATGCAGCCATAGAGTTAAAGTTCCTTGAAACGTATGAGCAATCATTGCCAATGAACAGGTCTGACTCGTTCCAGCGTACTCAAAAAGCAAGAGAGATACTTGCTCCGTTTATTGAAAAAGCTACTGTAAATACAATTGGGTTTTCATTATCAAACAACATTATTAATATAAGTAATAGTTCTTCTTATAACATACTTCTATCATTAAAAGTTCAGATACAAGGATCATATTATGATTGCGAGCCTATTACTTATGATCGTTTAAACAGGATAGAGCGAAATCCATTCAGAAAGGTAAGACTTTCTCCTTCCGCAAAGATTTATTATATTGAAAAGAAGGGTGGTATTGAAATTATATCTCCTGATGATGTTTCTAATTTCGAGCTTAATTATTTATCAAAAATAGTACCTGTTAAATATGGTAACGAATATGACAGCACTCATCAGTTTAATATAGGCGATAGAATAATTGCTTTAACTGACACTGTGTATTTTAATACTAATTATGTTGTTGGCGATGAAATAACTATTATTGCAGGATTTCGTTCTATAATATCGGGTCTTGTAACGTTTGGGTATATCAATTGTTCTCTTCCTGAGTTCACTCATGAGGAGATAGCAAGAAGAGCAGCGATTAATTGTTTAATGACTGCTGGACAGGCAGATAAAGCAAGACTCTTAAGAGAAGAAATAACAGCCTTATAAGGCCAAATAAATAATAATTAAAAACAAGTATCATGAAAAAAAGACCTTTTGTTGCAATCCTTAATTCCATTGAATCTAATGGAACGCAGGTAATCTCTAATGCCACTGCAAGAGAGTGGAGTATTGTTAAGACTTCCTCAAAGAAGGAGAATCTTATCGGCCCTATTCCTTATGGTGCCGGTGTGAGGGTTGAATATTTTGATCCTCAGCCTGAGCGTGGCCAGATTGTGATCATTGATTCTGATGCATCGAACAAAGAAACTATTGTTGCATCAAGAAGGTATCGTATTGAAATCGGTAATCCCGAACATACATACGAAACCACTCCTAACACTCCAAAAGTATTTGCCTATACTGCTTCGTCAACGCTTAGCGGTAATGCTGTAACAGACCGTCAGGTTGTCTATCGTGCCCTTCGTGATAAGATAAATGCTTATTCCGGAGCTCATGTAACTGCACATACACTGACTTACCTTACTTATACCGGAGGAACATCAACTGGTGATGCTGCATCTAACTTCATCATTGGCGAGATTGTTACTCAGCA